AAGGGCCAAGGCACGCACAGAGTCAGCCGGTGTCCACCCACAATGATCACCTGCGTTAATAGTGGCCTGAAGGATAACGAGGGCCACGCAATAGCAGTTAAGCGCAGTGGTGAGCACAGAACCAGACGGCGAGCCAGGCAACACGCGTTGACGGCCACGCAAACGAGTGGATACGCCTGTGTGCGCGGCAAAGACGCGCATGATGAAATCATGATCGGACTTACCATAAAGGCTAGCAACGGCACGACCAGTAGCCATGATGTGATCAGGACTCACATTGGTGTCGTGGCCAACTGAATCAAGAGAAGCACTCAAAGTTTCCGGCTCAAGGTCATATCCAGCATCATCCATAGACTCAAGAGTAAGAAATTGAGTGCCATACAAGGCATTGAGGTGTCGCAAGTACAAATCAGCCCACTCTTTACTCTCGGGATTAATGCCAATCTGGATTGGGCCATATGAACGGGCCGCCTGCATAGCATCGAATAGCTCACGCATAACAGTGGTGGCAAGAGCTAAGGAAAAGGGGGGGATTTGAATCATACGAATCTGGCGATGCCCACCATCAGGGCCAGGAGCTCCGGACTCACCGCCCTTGCCTTTAGCGCAAAAAGGGTACGAAGGAGACCCATAGCCATAGCGGAAGAAAGACAAATAAGCATTGACATCACGCTCCAGCGTTTCCCGCAAGCTAGGGGTGTCCAACACTGCGCCCTTAGTAAAAACGCCATCCAAAGCATACGGATAGCCAGGCGAAGTAGGCCTGGGCAAAGCGTCGTAATTGACTTCCGAAAGGTTTAAAGAGCCAGGATCGATTTTGACGAACTGCGGAAAAAGAGCAGTCGACTTCGCAAAATCGTCAGGGGTGCAGCCCAAGAGCTTTTGTTCTGGAAACGGCATCTCCAAGTTTGGCCAAACGTCGCGCGGAACAGGTGCTATCAAGCCAAACAACGGGGACAGGAGAGGCTCAGTCCTACGAAGCGCGCGCTTGCCAAAGAAAACGAGGGACTGAGCAGCATGCACAGGATTACCAGGCGCAGCCACATCCTCCGGTGCACCGCCAGCAGAGGCACTAGACAATGCGGAGAAAAGGTCGCGGGAAATAGGGGCGTACAAACACTCAGCGGGCCCAGTAAGAGGGCCAGATATTGTGCCCGCAACATGAATGCCAACAACTTTACCATCGCTGGTCAAAAATGAACCCGAGTTGCCCTTACGCGACAGCCCAGGACCACTGACAGAAATGACGGAATTACCAAGCCACGTAGTGGTAGTGGAAGTGAAGGTGACCTGGTGCGTCTCCAGACCTGAATACACTACGCCCTCACCAAATAGTGGGATGTCGCTAAAGGAAGGGTGAAGCAGAGAAACCATGGAAGAAAAACCGTTGGCCGTGTTCGGGGGCAAGA